TTAAATTATTGCGAGATGGCTTTGATGAAAATTATATGTTATTTTTGGATGATAAAAAGCAAGCCTATCTTGACATGATGGTATCATATAAAGATAGAATATTAAAATTTTATGAGTGTATGGGGGATATTGTATATTATACTGATATCAAAATGAAAGGGTTATACCAGTATACTAAAGCAACAATTAATTATGTATATGATGTATTAGATAATTTATATAACTAGCCCTGAAGAGTCTTTGAAAATTAAGACGAAACAAGCCTTTTAGGTTTGTCGGCTAGAATGTCATAGGAGGATTTTTAGAATGAAAACAGTAATAAGCGGTAAGTATGTTTTTGAAGTAGTTGAAAGTGTACCAGTAGGGTATGAAATTTGGAACATTGGCAAAAATATGATTGACGGCTATTTGCCATTATGTAAATTAAAAGAGCAACAACCGTTTGAAGGTGGTAGAAGTATTGAAGTTGATACACTAAAAGCTATTAAGATTGACGGTGCACAGACGATTTTAGCAGCTATCGGGGGTGGTCAAGACACGATTAAGAGTATGGAACGATACGTTAAAAGATATTCAAACTCAAATAAAAGATACACACAAATTAAGGTAAATAGAATGAAGAAAGCGTTGGAAGTAATGCACCAAATTAAATGGGATATAGTTTAGTTAGTTCATTCTAACTATTCTATATAAAATAAACCTTAAAAAAGTCAAAAATAAAGTTTGACAAAAAGTATAAAATAGTTTATAATAAAGATGTAAAAAGAGAGGTAAAGAAAATGTTAGAACAAATCAATATTTTAGATTGTTATGATGAAACAACAAAGAACAGGGGACAAATGTCTCTGTTCTTGGAAGAAGCTACTTGTGTATTGCAGGATTTAGAGCGTAAAAAAGGTATTGCACTAGAAGATTATTATCTCTTATGTGACTGGGATTATGTCATTGAAGACATTTATACAAACTATAGAGAATTAGTCAGTGATGAGACACTTTTTAAAGCTTTAGGATTATGTAAAGTATTAGGACATAGAAGCGCACTTACTTCTATGTTAGATGATGTGGAGGACTTATAACATGGTTTATAATAATAGAAAGATAGTTGAAATTAACGAAAAGACATACATAGTTGAATTTATGGAAAAATATACATCAGTAGATTATGTCAAATGGCATAACTACAACATGCAAAATAGGGATGATATGAATGATTACTATGTTATTCAAATCGTACAGGCAAAAGATAGTGAGCCTTGTTTTATGGTTGAATATTTTACAGAAAAAGATAGTTTTGGTAATGTTGTTGGTGCATGGGATTATCTTGGTAAGTACTTTTATCCTGATGATGCAAGTAAGTTAGAAAAAATTCTAATTGAATTAAGTGATAGTGAATTAAGAATTGCTAAATTATTTGAAAAGGAGGTAAACTAAAATGACTAAAAACCAAATTATTAGCAAGTGGTTAAGTCCATCTACTTGTAAAGAACCAGCCTTGCAAAAGGCATTGAGTAGAGTGCAGAAGGGAGTTATAGAACAAATTTATAGAAACCCTATGTCAAATAACCAAAGAAGAAGAATATTCTATGATGTCTTGAAAAACCCACGTTGTAGAACAGGACAAAGAAAATTTTTCTTATGGTGTGATTATTGTTGGGAGGTGATGAAAGATGCTTAACAACTATCCAACCAACAATTCATTCATGATTCATTTAGCTGATGAAATGAAGCAAGTTTTTGAAGGAGTGGGAGACAATGAAACAAAAGCCTTTGTTTTGGATGATATCTATATACATAAAATTAACGCTTGGAAATGGACAGATGAAGAACTAACGTATTTAAACGCAGTATACGATCGCTATATGAAGGAGTTGTTATAATGATTCACTATACAAAGTTCGTTAAATACCATGGTCAAATGGTTACATTAACACGTATTAGTTTACTAGATGCACGTTATTTATTTGCCACTAGCCACGATATCTATATCGTGCAGGACTTGACTGAATTCGATAATAAGAAGGACTTAAGGCTTTTCTTTAGTGCAAATAAAAATCAAGGTATAAAGAATTTTGATGATGTTTGCAAAGTTTTCAGAAGTCATTATAAAGTTAAAAAATCTAAAACATTATTGTATTTTCTACTTGAATAAAGTAGAAAAGTATGATAATATTTAGGTACAAAAGAAAGGAGTACAAAATGAAATATGAATATTTGTTTGTGTTCTTGTTTGGTATTTATCTATTATACTATATTATAGCCGTATACAATGGAATTGCAAAGATGAAGGATAAAAGATCATGGTATCTTGTAAATGAATCAGTTTTAAAGATTCTAATTGCAACAGCCATTGCATTAGGTGTTATGTTTATTATTCAATCTTGCAGGATTGATTCATTACAGAAGGAGTTGAGTATTTATGAAAGCAAAAACTAATTTAGAAATACACAAGAATGAAATTATCTTTGATGTTATAACAAAGAAACGTGATTTAGATATTGAAATGTATACAATCTATAGGCGTGAAACTGGTAAAGACCCTAACAAGATTGGAGATGTTATAGAATGGTTCTCAGATGTTCCACGTGAAACATTAGAACTTAGCAAAGAAATATATGACTTTCTAAAAGCATATAATGATGAGGTTATGTGCGAACAATATTCTATTGATAATTATGCAGCCACACACGTATTAATTGATATTGGTATTATTCCTAAGAAGTATGCAACGTATAAAGTTAGTGATTTAATTAAAATAATTAAAGTGAAAAAGGAGTCCAACAAATGAAAGTATATTTTTTCAGACTTAAAGATAACCAAAAAGTTGCCGGCGCTTCATTATATCCGAACGAGGTTTACAGAATGATGGAAGGAAAGCCTTACAATGACATTCGTATGTATACAGCTTCTATTAGTCCATGTGTATACGGCTTATTCAAAATGGCAAGAAGTCAAGGCAAGACACAAGACGATAACTTCTGGATGGCTCGTTACCTTGAAGAAAATAAAGGAGTGATGGTGAACAAGATTCGTAAACCGAGCATTCATTTCTTGAGAAGCTTTTGGAGGGGAGGTATTTAAAATGTCTGTATTATATAACAAGATTCAGCGAACAATTAATACAACTATTGTAACTGTATTGGTGTTTGATGATGAAACGAATAAGACTCGTGAAGTATCAAGCGTATTCAATAATAAGTTGAAAGCTGATAAAGTCATGAGTAACTTCAGTAAAATGGGATATAAGCCTATCAAGGTATTATCTCTATCTTATGGTAAAGAATACTATGAGATGGAGTTAGATACATTTATTAAGTATGCAACTAAAGTAGAAATGTAGAAGGAGGATATGCATATGATGAACAAATTATTTTTAGAAGGGCGTTTAACGAAAGACCCTTATGTGAACGATAAAGGAACTGTAGTGATGTTCACATTGGCGCAGGATACTGGTTACAAGGATAAGAAAGGAAATAAGATCACAAACTTTATAAGCTTAAAAGCATTTGGAGAAGGGTTAGTTAAGGTAATTGGTGACTATTGCTTAAAAGGTGATTTAATTTCAGTAGAAGCGCATGCTACGACTGAAAACAACAATGGCGATTATTCCACGGCATTGATTGTTGACAATATGCACTTCTTAACAAAATATGAGCAGAAGGAAGAAGAACCGAAGCCAAAATCAAGAAGAAGATAAATTACAAAAGGGATAGGATTCTATCCCTTTAAATGTAGTATAATAGAAGTACGATAAGCTAGGAGGTAAGCCTATGGCTATTAAAAGAAAGACAATAAACATAAAGAAAGTAAAGTTGATTAAGCCAACATACACAAAACCAGTACCACATAGGATATCTTCATTTTTTACAGAGCCAGTACGAGTACCAGTAGAAGATATTAATATAACAAAGAAAAGAAAGAACATTCCAACGCAGAAGATAAAAAAAGCTAAGCAGCCTAAACCAGTTCATAAAGGCCCTTTGATTTTAACAAAGAAAAGTATTCAGAAATTAAGGCCAAAAGAAAAGCCAAAGAAGAAAAGAAAAGCAAAGACAAAGAAAGTAGCAAAGATTTCAACATTCGATAGTGCTTTTCCAAGCACCCCAGTAGAACCAGTACAAGATGCACAACCTTTTTCAGACGATATAGTTGACTGGATACATGTACGAAATTCTATTGTTAATCAGTTTAAAGAAGAAATATATTCAATGGTTTCATTTTTTACTAATACTAGGTGGAAAAAAAATAATCCATACAAGATAGGTGCCGATTACACTATTAAGGAATTTATTAATATTCCAGGTATTGATAATGATGATTTATTAGCTGATTTTCTTATCGAAAACCCAGTGCATGAATGTTTTACTGTTGAAGTATTGTATGATGCAGGTATGTATTTTTTGACGAATGGAAAAAGAGGTTCAGTGTTTGAAGTTGATAAAGGTATTGAGCACTATGCAAACATTATTTCTGGAATTTTGATGGCTGAAATGGCTGACGGTGATTACATGGAAGAGTACTAGCCTATGAGACAAAGAAAGAGAAAAATTTTAGTAGGCGATTTTGAAACCACAGTTTATAAAGGGCAGACGAGTACCGAAGTATGGGCAAGTGCAATTGTAGAACTGTATACAGAAAATGCGAAACTGTTTCATGACATTGATTCAACATGGGAGTATCTGTTAAGTTTGAAAACAGATATTCTCATCTATTATCATAATCTTGGATTTGATGGCACGTTCTGGTTATGCTATTTATTAGGAAAGCTTAAATTCAAGCAGGCATATGAGGATCTATCAACAGAAAAAGAGTTCAAGGTTAAGTGGCTTGATAAAAAGGACATGCCAGACAGAAGTATTCGGTACAGTATTTCCAACATGGGGAAATACTACAGTATGACTGTATTTGTCAACGGGCATTACATTGAATTCAGAGACAGTTTAAAACTTCTTCCATTCAGTGTTAAGGCGATTGGAGAGGGGTTCAAGACAAAACACAGAAAGCTGGATATGGAGTACGAAGGGTTCCGATATCCAGGTTGTTATATTTCAGATAAAGAAAAGGAATATATATTCAATGATGTTTTCGTAGTCAAGGAAGCTTTGGAGTTCATGTATGATAATGGCCACAATAAAATGACGATTGGTTCATGTTGCATGAAGGAATTCAAAAACACATACGCAAGAGTGAGATATGAAGAAATGTTCCCAGACTTGAAGGAAATAAAGATTGATGAAGAAAAGTTTGGGTGTGACAACGTAGACGAGTACATTCGTAAATCATACCGTGGGGGATGGTGCTACGTTGTTAAAGGTTGCGAAAACAGAATATTTAAGCATGGGTGCGTGTGTGATGTAAACAGTTTGTATCCTTCCGTCATGCACTCTTCATCTGGTAATGCCTACCCTATAGGAGAACCTATGTTCTGGAAGGGTAACTTCATACATCCAGAAGCATTAAGGCCAAACAGATATTACTTCATCCGTATCAAAACCAGATTCAGATTGAAGAAAGGGTATCTTCCATTCATTCAGATAAAGCGTAATGCATTCTATAAAGGAAATGAATATCTAGAAACAAGCGACATTAAAATAGATGGAAAGTATTATGGTGCGTATGTCAATATGAAGGGCGAGACAGTGGAAGCAAGACCTACATTAACCATGACCATGACAGACTATGAACTTTTCAGAAAGCATTATGAAGTCAAGGATTTTGAAATACTGGATGGATGTTACTTCGATTCTGAGGTTGGTATCTTTGATGAGTATATCAACCCTTGGCGTGATATAAAGATGAACTCAACAGGAGCTATGAGACAGTTGGCCAAGCTTTTCTTAAATAATCTATATGGAAAGACGGCTACCAGTGATATTTCAAGTTTTAAGGTTGTCAGTATAATTGACGGAAGTATCACATATAATCTGGTGTTGGAACGTGAAAAGAAAACTGGGTATATTGCTTGTGGAAGTGCTATAACAAGCTATGCTAAGAACTTTACTATTACAAATGCGCAGAATAACTTTACTGGTTATGAGCGTCCAAAGTTTGTCTATGCAGACACAGACAGTATACACTGTCTGTGTTCTCGTGAAGAACTTGTGGATGTTAGAGTCCATCCAACAGATTTCAACGCATGGAAGTGTGAAAGCTATTTTGACGAAGCCGTGTATGTTAGGCAGAAGACATATATCGAACATATTACACATGAAGATGAAAAACCTTGTACACCACATTATGATATCAAGTGTGCTGGCATGGGGAAGAGGTGTAAGGAACTTATGAACCTATCTTTGAGTGGTGGGGAAGTGCCTGCTGATGCAGATGAAAAAGAAAAAGAGTTCCTTGAAACGAAGAGAACTTTAAAGGACTTCAAGGTAGGATTGAAAGTTCCAGGCAACTTAAAACCACATAGAATTGAGGGAGGTATTCTTCTTGAAAAGTTTGACTATGTAATGAGATAATGTTATACTATAAGTGTGTTGATTGTAGCTTAACACGCATAGACTCTTTCTTTAAATCGTACTGCAAGACCCAGTGTTTCACGTGAAAACATTGGGTTTTGCCCATTATGGTATTGCCAGATGTAGTCATTCATGGAGTGAAATTTGTGGGAATCTTCACTTGGAATACAGTGCCACACACTCAGTCGAAGTAAGATATCGCATGATATAGACTTATCTGTAACAATATAAAAGACACTCTTATGAGTGTCTTTTTATTTTATCCATAAGATAGTGCAGTCATTAAGCATTCCTTACAGTTCAAATCTTTAAAACGGAACAGTCCACAGTCGTACATGGTTCTAAGTTTTTGAATGACAAATATATTGCTTCTTAAAAGTCGATAGTTTATCTGGTGATCAGAGTTTGTAACTGCCAGCTTTAGTGGGGAAGTCTTGTCGTAGGATGTTGAGCAATAATAATACCCTTCTTCCATGTAGTCATACACCCCATAATTTATATTGTTGAATTTAAGAGTGCAGATATAATTACACTTCCCACTTGGCTTGTCTACGAATGAATTATCATCACGAAGATAAGTACCTTCACTTGAATAGGCTACATATGTATTGTTTGCGAAAGCCTGGTTGAAAGCAGACTCTTTCTGGCATACACTAGCACTTTCATTGAAACCTTGTTCCAGTACCCATCCGACACCGCGAAGGAATTTAGTATTCCATTGCAGTCTTTTAATTAATGAATACTGAGTACCCGTGCCAAGTGATAAGTAATATGGGTTAAGTAATGTAACTGGGTTGGATATCATATACACTGGCACGTATCGAACTTGCTTACCACCACCACGTGCCACAGAGGTATGTATAGAAATAAATTTAGTAATTTCATCTGGAGCATAGTTATTTGTTTCTGACTGGAATTCGTCAAATATAATACACGTTACATCCGCTAGGAAATGGGAGTACTTCTTAACTTGATCGGCCTTGTTTATAGCAACAGCATACCCACAAGACTTCTTTTCTGTTTGCTCACCTTGATACACCATTAATTCATAGATAGTTCCACCAGCTCGCTTTTCAGTAAACATGGAACAGTTAGGAAAGAACAGTTCACGTATTTCCTTAAAAAATCTATCACCTATATTAGGAAGTTCATAATCATATCTTGTAAGAATCAGAAACTTTTCTTTTTTCTTTAGCCATTTTTTGAACGCGTACCTATTAAAAAAGGTTGTCTTTCCAGCAGAACGGTTTGAAGTACATATGAATATTTCTGGTGTATTGCCGTTGATATCCTTCATCCCCATGAGTTTTGTTCCATCATAGAATTTATTTTCGCTCATAAATTTCACTACCTTTCTACTACAATTATACCACACATTTATGATATAATAATGGTATAAAGATAGGAGGTGCAGTCATGGTGCTAATTGGTATTGCTATGATTTTTAATGGTATGGATTTAGTCACTGGAATTCTTGGTGCGATTCGTAATGGCGAAAAGTTACAGTCAAGCAAACTAAGGGACGGACTTTTCAAAAAAGTAGGGTTTGTATGTTGCTATGCATTAGGAGTTGCAATCAACTATGCAGAAATATACTTTGAATTACCTTTTGCAAGAGACTTATTACCTATTATTTGTGGCTATGCAATCATTACAGAAGTGATCAGTATTTGTGAAAACATTTCAAAAATTAATCCAGATATCTTACCAGATAGAATCAAAGAATTGATTGGATATAAAGGGGAGGGTAAATAATGTTTTATAAAAGAACAAATATTCAAGGCTTAATGGAATCAGAATGGATGTCATATGCTTTACAACGTGTTGGAGTTGATATGCCAAACTGCTTCACATATGCGACGGCTAGATTATCTGAGATTCTGGGAGAAGTAATTCCATTGGATGGATATACACGTGTACATGGTGCGCAGGACTTATGGAGTACACACAATACCAGATTGAAGCAGAGCAAATACGCAAGCAAAGGTGCTTTAATGATTTGGTCCTATGGCGAGTATGGCCATGTAGCCGTTTGTGAAGATATTATGGATACGTATACCGTTGCATGGTCTCAGTCAAACTATGGAGGAAATCTATTTGACTATGTAGAAGGGAACCCAAATGGATATTGTGGAATGAATTTTCTAGGGTATCTAGTGCCAGATGTGGTATTGGATGAAGAACCAGTCAATTCAGTATTCAATATGAAAGATGTCATTCTGGAAAATGGCACGGCTAAGTTTTTAGTAAACAGTGTCAACGTAAGAAAGCAGAATCCAGTATGTGGCCGAGTTGTGGCTCAATATAACAAAGGAGATACAGTGCACTACTGGGGCAAATGGGTTGGAAATGGACATAGGTACGTATGCTATACTGGTGCAAGTGGCAACACAAACTTTGTGGCCATAAGTGGAAGTGAGATTTATGGAAAAGAAAAGTGGGCAGAAATTGTGTAGCTTTTCTTCCATATATCAAATGAAAGAAGAAAAAGATATACCGTACAATATACCAAATGGAATGAGCAAGGAATGGTATATTGAATTTTATACTGTAGCGTGTAACATATTAAGGAAAACAAACAAAGAAAGATATGATATCTGTTTCAGTAAATTAATGGAGTTATGCAATGAAACCAAATGAAAAGTTAAGTTATAAAGGATATCAAGTATGCTTGTTCCCTATGGAAACAATGTATATCACACAATGGTCAAGTCCAGACGCAACTTCACATTGTTGTGGACACCCTTTTGACTGTGCAGTTGGAGGACGTACGGATGTTCCTTTGTATGCACCTTGTGACTGTCACTTAATATATTCAGATGGCCCCCAAAATGGTAATACACGCATCTATACTTCAGATAAAAAGGTATGGACACCAAGTGGTTTACGACAAGTAACATTCAGTTTTACTCATGATAACAACCCACCCACGAAAACTACTTTCAAACAAGGTGAATTAATAGCTCATACTGGTGTTGCTGGTATGGTGACTGGAGATCACTCACACATTGATCAGACATTTACAGTGAATGGGAATTTAATATCCTATGGCATTACGTGTAGTTTTGGAAACGTATGTTACGCATTGAATGGTTCAGTTCTTCCCACATTGTTTTGGTATGTAAATGATACAGTCATAGCAAATGACATGGGCCACACGTTTTCGACTTTCAAAAATGGGAAACCAAGCTATTCATCATTGGAGTGGGTAATTACAAACACAAGTTTGACCGAACCCTCAAGACCTTTGACAGATGAGGAAATGAAAAACAATGCCAAGTGTTTCTACGGTACTATGAATATATTATATGGATGGACATTGAATGCGTGTTGTGGGGTCCTTGGAAATATGCAAAGTGAAAGTACTATCAGTCCTTGTCGCTGGCAGAACGATACACCATATGGTACACCTACTGAAAGTCAAGGTTATGGATTAGTGCAATGGACACCATACACGAAAGTGTTGGACTGGCTACGTGAGAATGGATTCACCATAGACAATTTTGGATATGGTGAGTGTGCTCGTATGAACTACGAAGTAGCTACTAACACCCAGTGGATAGCGACAAGTGCTTATCCAGAAAGCTTTAAGGAGTTTACACAAAGTACTGGAAAACCTTATGATTTGGCAATTGAGTTTCTGGCTAACTATGAAAGGCCAGCAGACCCAAATCAACCTATAAGAGGAACACAAGCCGAAGAGTGGTATCAGTATTTAAAGGACTGGAAACCAGTGCTTCCAGGCAGTGGAGCAATAGAACCAGAGAAGAAAAAATCAAAATGGATATTCTATATGGGTAGACCATTTTAAAAGGAGGAAAAAATAAAATGGCAAAATTAAGTAAAGAAGATTTAATTAAAAAAGTAAATGAAATGTTTGGAGAAGATGCTACAGATGAACAAATTTCATTATTGGAAGATATTTCAGACTCAATGGGAGATTCAAACAATGATGAGTTGGAAACGACAAAGCAGGCATTGACACAAGCTCAAACAGATTTAAAAGAATTTAAACAGAAATATCGTGAGCGATTCTTGGGCGGTGCGGATAATAACCCTTCCCCTAAAGATATTCATGATGAACAAAATGAAGAAGGAGAAACAGAAGATAAGAAATTATCTTATGACGATTTGTTTAAAACTGAGTAAAAATATGCTATAATAGATATGTAAAGATTACCAACATTAGATTGGTAGGAAAGGAGAAAATTATGACAGTTAAACCAACCGAGAAAACTTTGACTGCTAAGACACCTAAAGTGCTGAATACAATTCGTTCTAGTATTGGTGGAGACTTTGAAGAGGGTGTTCCTCAAGTACTAAGTGCTGGTGATGAAATGGCTGATGGAGTCAGAGCTACAAGTCAAGATTCTTTGAATAGCATTCGTGCATTCGGTCAAGCTATGATGTCAAATGTTGGATGGCAGAATGCATTCTTGAATGCGTTATTAAACAGAATTGGATTAGAGATCATTTCTTCAAAATCATACCAGAATCCTTGGTCTAACTTAAAACGTGGACGTTTGGAATATGGTGAAGTTATTGAAGATATCTTTATTAATATCTGCGAACCATTCAATTACAATCCAGAAACGGCTGAGTCTCAAGTAGAGAAACGAGTTAAACCAGATGTTGAAGCAATGTTGTATCGTATAAATTCACAAATCTTCTATAAGCAGACTATTGAACAATCAACATTACGACAAGCGTTTACTTCAAGCACTGGTGTAATTAACTTGATTACCGGCATCATTGATGCAATGTACACGGCAATGGAATATGATGAACGTCTAGCCATGAAATACATTTTAGTTCAAAGACTTTTGAATGGTACTATGTATAAACAAATCATCCCAGCAAGTGCTACGAGTGAACAGTTGATTACGGCAGTCAAAACAGTATCTAACTTACTAATGACTCCAAGTCGTAAATATAACAGTGCTGGAGTATTGAACTATGCTCTAAAGAATGACCAGTATGTATTTGTCACAAGTGCATTTGATGCGCTGTCTGGTGTAGAAGTTCTTGCGAAAGCATTCAATGTTGACTATGTTTCATTTAGTGGACGTTATATTGTGTTGGATGACTTCTCATTTACAAATGATGAGTTAGCACGTTTAGATATCATCTTCAAAGATGAACCAAGCTATATCCGCCCTAACCAAACTCAGTTGGAAGCATTGAAAAAAGTTCCATTAGTAACCGTAGACAAAGACTTTTTCATGGTATTTGATGTTGAGCAGTATTTCGACATGAGACGAAACCAAGAAGGTCTATACGAAAACAACTGGCTACACGTGTGGAAGGTATACGCAAGTGGTTATTTCGCAAATGCAGTTATGTATGTAGAAGCAGAACCAACAGTGACAAGTGTTACAGTTGCACCAAAGACGGCCACAATGCCAAAAGGTTCAAGCTTGACTATGAAAGCTACTGTTGAGGCATCCGACTTTGCAAACAAAACAGTTCACTGGGAAGTTTCTGGTGATGGAACAAAAGTTACAATCAATGAAAAGACGGGTGTTCTTACTATTGGTAATAATGCAACTGCTACAGATTACACTGTTACGGCAACTTCAAATGGAGATCCCGAACAACAAGGAACTGCTACTATTACAGTTGGATAGTTATAGAAAGGTGGGTGTTCCACCTTTTTATTTTAATTATAAGGAGGTAAATATATGGCTTATGTAATTCCAAATAGTACTGTTATTTTATTACAGAATATTTCACTTACACCTACTTATGAAAATACAGTAGATTACGATAGTGCTGATTCTCAGTATAATGATATGATCGCACACCAACTAGCTAGATGGGATAGATGTACGTATGTAGGAAAGAATAAGCAACAAGGTGTTATTCGTTTAGAGTCAACGCAAGGCTTGCTTATGCAGAAAGCCACATACATGATGTTTAAGAACACCAGCTATGAAAATAAATGGTTCTATGCATTCGTTACAGATGTGACATGGGTCAACAATGTTACATGGGAAGTTTCATTTATTCTTGATGTAATGCAGACTTACTATTTTGATTTTACGTATTCGCAATGTTTAATTGAAAGGCAACACGTTGAGGATGATAGTATTGGTGCTAATTTGATTGAAGAAAATCTTGAAATAGGTGAATATGTTGTTGAAGGTGCTACTAATATAACAGAGTTTCAGAATACACATACATGTGTTGCAACTACGCTTTCGCAAGATGGATATGAATGGAATCAAGAACACCAAGAAGACCAAAATCCAACATCTGTTATTGATGGTATAAATTATGGATGTAAGATATATAAATTCCTTCAAAAAGATAAATTTGGAAGGTTTATTAGAAATGCTAATGAAGGTGGTGTGACAGACCAAATTATTGATATTTACGAAGTACCAGATTTTGCAACTGGTGATGAAGTTTCCCATACTGGAAGTCTGGAAATATCAGCAACTCACAGTATTGTTAAAAGTATTGATAAGCCATACGAGAATTTCGCAAATAAATACGTGCCTAAAAATAACAAACTATATACATTTCCATTTAAATATTTAAAAGCAACTAACCATACTGGGAATATAGCTAATTACAGATATGAAAATTTTATGTTTGATCATTGTGATTTTGACGTCCATTGTACTATCACACCAAATCCAGAAGGATATGTAGCACCGACAAATTATCTTCATTTCTCAACGAATATTGACGAGGGACTATCAATAAATGATTTTCCTAAAGGTGGATATGTATCTGATCAGTATAAAGCTTGGCTTGCCCAGACGTCTAACTCAAGGACTTTACAAATGCTTGGTATTGGTGCCTCCGCAGTTGTAGGTGTTGCTGGACTTATGGCAGGCGCTGGAGGTATGATGATGGCTAGTGCAACATCTATGACAACCGCTCAAGCCACTGCTTTCGGAGCTGGTGCTGCAGGTCTTGCTTCTAGTTTTAAACAAGCGTCTAATATGTATGCACAAAAGAAAGATAGAATGGTCAATTCGCAACAAGCAACTGGGAACAAATCAAATTCAGTTGTCCATGAAATGGGATACCACCATATATCTTTATATAGGATGTGCATTAAACCATACTTTGCCAAAAAAATTGATGATTATTTTACAAAATATGGATATGCAATTAATGAACTAGCAGTGCCAAATCCAAAAGCTAGGCCATATTTCACTTTCATAAAAACTGTGGGGTGTGATGTAAAAGCAAGTTTACCATCTCATTTAGTTGAGCAAATCAATTCAATTCATGACAATGGTATCACATTCTGGAAAAATCTTGACTCGATTGGTGATTATAGTCTAGACAACAAACCAGTTTAATGCTATAATGTATATGGTCCTAATTAATAGGTCCTCCTATAATCATTTCAGTCTTGATTTACTAGCTAAAAGTGGTGCGTGTTATGCGTATCACTTTTAGTATATTTATGGTATAATAATGGTGTAGAAAGTGAGGTTTAACATGGGTAGAAGAAACAGAAATAAACAGTATCAGTTACAGAATACATGGAATATGCCAAATATTCATAACAAGAACTTCTTCTCAAGTCTTGGCCTTAATAAATGGACATATAACAAGTACTGGGTTCAGTTATTAGATCTAACGCTAGCCTTATTTAAATATGACAACTTGCCAGATACGATTGACCCTAGATTCATGGAACTGGTTATGATCGCTCAAGGCTCAGTTTTGTTAAGTGAAGACCCAGACTTTAAAGTGGATGAATCAGACAGTGGACATATTGCTACCATGTGGAATTACAATGGCTCATTAAATATCTATGGTATACCAAACAAAAGACACGCATGGGCTTACGGTGGATATAATAGAAACCTAACGAACAAAGATTCTGTTATCATGTGGGATAAATTTTCGCATATGCCTACGATTGATACAATCAATTATTATGCGCAAAGATTATGGGAGTGGGATAATGTTATAAATGTAAACATGAATGCCCAAAAAACACCTTTAGCGATTCTTACAAATGAAGAAGACAGACAGACATGGCTAAATATCTATCAGCAGTATGACGGTAACGTGCCAATTGTCTTTGGTACAAAGTCATTGGATCTAAAAGAATTCACTGTTCTGAAAACAGATGCACCATTCATTGCTGATAAGATTCAAGATATGAAAAAAGAATTGTGGCATGAAGCATTAACAGAGATTGGAATTCGTAACATGAATATTGGAAAGAAAGAAAGACTCGTACAAGATGAAGCACGTAACAGTCTAGGTGACACGAACAATATTCTAGTCAATAAATTACAGTCACGAAGAAATGCTTTAGAAGAATACAATAAAATGAAAGGATTAAATATTTCAGTTGAAGTAAACGAAAATATCTTAACACAAGCTTCACAACTTGATACAACTGGAATTTTATACCAGCCTATTGAAGGAGGTGAATAGAATGGCTAAGTACACTATTCAAGTAAAAACTATTGTAGAATCATTGAGTGGAAGAACTGAAAGTGTTGGTTTATCTTCACTGGATGAAGCAATCGAAATAGCACGAACTAAAATATTTGACTTTGAATATCCATTCTATGACCCTTCACAAAAAGCTGATTTTGAAAGATGGATTCTAGAATCAATTCTAATGGATGAAATCAACTATGAAACCTATGGTTTATGGCACTTAAAGTTAAGGGTATGGATGAAAACAAATATGGATTATTATTCTAAAATGTTCAAGTCCTTAGATTCTATCATTGATCCATTCGTAAACTATAATCTTACACGAATGACAAAAGGAAATGAAAAAGGGTTGAATGTAGGAAACAATGAATCAACCAGTTCTTCTATTGGATGGAATATGTTTAGTGATACCCCTCAAGGTGGTATCGAAGGTCTTGAAAACAGTGTCTATTTAACAAATGCTACTAAAGATTTAAATGGCGGAACAAGCAACAGTAAAAGTGCAACAACATTCACAAATAACACAAGTGGAACTGAAACAATCAGTGGATTCAGTGGAATCACATATTCCAGGATGCTTAAGGAATATCGTGAAAGTTTTACTAGTATAAAGAAGATTTTCATTGACGATTTTAAAAGTAAATTAACACTTAAACTTTGGTACTAAATATGATATAATTAATATATAAAGAAAGGTGGTATTTATCATGGAAATTACTGCTAATGCATATAACAAAATTCAATCAATTAAAGCATGGGCAACGGCTAAACTTCCTCAAGTTACAGAAGAAACTTATTCATCTTTATTAACAGATTTATTAAAATATTTAGATTTGTTGGTTAAAAATAATGACTTCTTTGAAACAGATATCAAAGCTATTATTGAGGAATTAAACAAATTAATCAATGCTGATTTTCCAACTGCAGAATCAATTAATACGGCCATTAATAATGCAAAATCAGAGTTAAACACTAAAATTACTACATTGACTGATACTGTTAACACTAATAAAACAAGTACTGATGCACTTACAAATGTTAGTAAGGAGAAATAATTATGGCAATTACACATAATGAATATATTTCGTTGTACCCATTTAAAGCATGGGTCCAACAGAACTTACCAGCTATTTATGACGATTCATTGTCATATACTGATTTATTATCAAAAATACTTTCTTACTTGAATAGTTTAGTAACAAATAATAACTTCTTATCAGAAGATATGAAAAAGCTTTTTGACTATATCAATAATTATTTTCTTGATTTAGACGTTCAACAAAATATTGACAAAAAGTTAGACGAAATGGCTATGGATGGTACTTTAGATAAAATTATTAATGAATCTTTATTTGATAACCTTGAAAATAATCTTACGGATTTGACACTTGCCACAACACAAAATAGTAAGTTCATGTGCCCATTATTTTTTGATACAGATGAAAGACAATCTGAAACATATATTGCTGGATATATCAAACTAGCTAGAGATTTAGGATTTGGAAGTTGTCAGATGTTGGCTCATATTGACAATGGAGTTGTTATGCAGAAACCAAACACGTTTGTGCTCGCTAATAAATACGCAACTATGTACAATGTTCCTATCACTTCATTAAAAGTGCATGGAACAGTGGATAGTAACTATATCAGTACTGCATTACCTTTATTAGATTATTTCCCTAATTTAAAAACTGTATTCATTATCAATGAACAGTTTTCAGATTCAAAAAATCATACAGACTTTGCAGTTAAAATTAAGGAAAAGAACAACAAGTTAAAGGTTGGAATCACGGCAGATACCATTCAATGCTTCTGGAATGCTCCATCTATTTCACCAGCAGATATGGCTATTATTGAAAATAACTTTGATATTCTAGGGGTAAACTTCTATCCTTCATGCAATAACTTCTATTCAAGTGATCTAAACCCAGATAAAATGCAAGCTAAAATCAATAATCAAATTTTGACTTTGCCTTGGAACAAAGAAATCTGGGTAACAGAATGTGGAGTATTGCCTTACGAGCAGTTCTTATGTAAACCATATTTGTATAATTTTGATTACATTACAAATAAAACTAAAAACACATATGCTCAATATTTATTCTATTCATGTTGCTTTAATCACCCAGTATTAAAAAATGCTGAAATTGTTGTACCTTGGTATTTTGAAAACTGGTACGACACAAATGACACTGAATTTCTTAATAAAATGAAAAACTTAATTTTAGGAGGTAACTCAAATGTCAAAGTTATGTAATTTATATAAAAATGCTACCTTAGGTATGGTCAAGTTTTTAGAAATTGAATACGATTCGCCAGCTAAACCTCAAAATGAATATGCAGATCATACAATTGTAATTCATTTACGTAGAGACGAAATTTACTCACTAGACAGATATCACAAATTAATGATATCTGTCAGTAGTAATGGTATTATTGCATTCAGTGACTGTGAATACTTCGCATACGTTGATGATGGGCATACATTGTCATTACTATTTAATAATAATGCGTATAATCGAAATTTATCAATCGAAGTAGAAGGAAATGACCTTGGAAATGTTAAATTTACAGAATTAAGTGTAATCAGTAGCTATAATACTATTAATCCATTCATAAATAACATACAAAGTAATAATATTTTTGGTTATATTTCAAATAATGCAACTAAAAGATATATAAATACTGACGAAACTTTATATTTATCTTGTTTGGCATACTCACCATACGTTGTTGGAGAATTGTCTTCTGGCAGACAATGTGTTCTTTATGGTGAACAAAGTTATAATCTAACTAATTTAACAATAACCTTAGAAAAAACAATTAGAGACAT